GGAGGAAAAATCAAATGATTAAAAAATATCTATCATATGGCGGTGGAGTCAATTCCACAGCCATGCTTCTTCTTCTCACAGATGAGAAATGGAAGTTTGAAAGCATTTATGTAGATCATGGGTGTGATTGGCCAGAGACCCGCGAATATGTCCGTATGATGCGGGAGATTTGGAATTATCCCATTACGATACTAAAGCCGAACGTTGAGGGGTGTACAACCCTTGAAGAATATTTAATGAAACGGAAAATGATTCCTTCTCGGATGCTGCGATTTTGCACCGACAAATTCAAGATGAGAATCATAAATAAGTACGTGCAGAAACCATGTTTTTCGCTTATCGGATTTTCTACCGATGAAGAACACCGGGCAAAATTGAGCGTTGAAAATGGGGTTGAGAACAGATTCCCGTTGCTGGAATACGAAATCAGCCGGAAGGGATGCGAGAAGATAATTAGAGATCATCATCTGCCTATTCCAATTAAAAGTAGTTGCTGGTTTTGCCCGTTTCAGCGGATTGGCCAATGGAAAAAATTACGACGAGAGCACCCGGATTTATTTTGTAGAGCGAAAATATTAGAGGATAAAACAAACGAAGTTAGGGCCAGTAAGGGAAAGGAACCGATTTATTTAGCCGACCGCCCTCTGGATGAAATCGTAAAAGAGACACAGGGGAGGCTATGGGCGGACGATCATCCACCTTGTCAATGTGGATTTTAAATTCTTTCAGATCCACGGGAGGAGAAATGAGCAAAAAAATTTATTTTCTCACAAGCGAGGAGTTAGAAATCATTCGGGGTTGGTATGACGGCTCGACTATACATATTAACAAAATTATGAGAGCTTTCCAGGGCAAATATCCGAGGTGGTACATAAGACGAATTGCCGCCGATCTTGGTCTTGCGCGAACGAAAGAACCGGATTGGTCGGAAGCAGAAATAGAATTCCTCCACGAAAATTATCCACGGAAAGGATATGTCGCCCTGAGAAATCGCCTTAAAAAAATCAATGGAGGTACAACCAGAAGCCGAACCGCTGTGGTTTTAAAAGCCAGGCGAGAGATGATCAATAAGCGATCGAACGGGTTGACCATGAGATTGATGGAGATCCTGCTCGGTGCGGATCATCACAAAATCGAAAAATGGATTTCCCTTGGTTTGCTGTGCGGAAAAAGAAAAGGGACGGAACGAAAGAAGATCCAGGGCGGGGATATGTGGCATTTCGAGACAAAAGATGTTCGGGAATTTGTAATAAATAACCCGCTTGAAATTGATATTCGACATGTTGAAAAAATGAATTTTATCCATTTGGTTGCCGGGATGATGGAATGATTATCCAGGTGAATGCGCTTAAACTCCCAAAATGATAACCTAATTTCCCTCTTGACATCCTTTTCTGAATTTTATATCATCACAATGCGAGCTCTAAAATGATGATAAATCCCCAACAAGAAATCATAAAAAGAAATCGCGGACGGAGCCTGGACAAGGGCTCGCATCCTACTTTGACTACCTCGGTCATCGTGAGTCCGGGCTCCGCGAGCGAGATCTGGGGGATAATTTGAACGAATGTTTAAAGGCAGCCTTGGAATATGAATCAATGGGTTACTCGGTTATTCCATGCAATCCGTCAGAGGAAGAAGAAAAAGGGAAAAAACCTTTTATCAAGTGGGAGCGATACCAGAAAGAGCGTGCAGCCCCGGAGCAAATAAAAGAATGGTGGGCGAAGTGGCCGGCAGCTATGATCGGGATAGTCACCGGAGAAATTTCTGGAATATTTGTGGTAGATGCTGATTCGGAAGCAGCCAAGGAAAAAATAGAAGAGCTCCTTCCAGAAAATTTTGAGGGTCCAATGGTAAAGACCCCGCGCCCTGGGTATCACTATTATTTTGCTAATCACAAGGGTATTTTAAATTCAAACAATGGTGTTTTCCATGTCCGGGGAAGTGGTGGATTTGTTATCGCCCCACCATCAAAGCGAAGTAATGGTTTAACTTATTCATGGCAGATTCCACTTAAAAAATCCCTTCCCCCCCCTGCACCCCCCCTATCCCTATTAAATATTATAAATATCAATGCTTTACAGAGAGGCAAAACAGAAGAAAAAGAGCGTAACGAAACGTCACGAAGCGTAACAAGCGTAACAATATCTTTTGATAAAGGCAGTAGAGATGAGTCGCTTTTTCACCTTGCTAATCAACTTGTAAAGAGTGGAGAAAGCAGAGAAAATATATTGTATCTTCTTGAAAACATAGCGATAAAAGTTTGTAACCCTCCCTTTCCAATAAAAGAAATTCCAATAAAAATTCAGAGTGCTTTTGACAGAACTCACCTTCGAGAAAGGAACTGGCAAGTCGAGGTTGAAGAGTGGATAAGCGTAACAAAGCGTAATTGGAGCGTAACAGAAGTGCAACGAGACGTAACAAGCGTAACAAAGCAGGATAAGGCAGCGGTAAGAATGGCAGTCAAAAGACTTAAAGATTCCGGTATCATAGAACCAGTTACCTCTAAAAGTGGGGTTTATAGGCGGGTAGACAATACAGTCGAAGAAATAGACATCTTTTCCGACACTGATAACCCCTTAAATATAAAATATCCCCTCGGAATTGAATCCTTCGTTCGCACCATGCCAAAATCCATTGTTGTTATAGCCGGTGAATCAGACGCAGGAAAAACCGCCTTCCTTTTAAATTTCTCATCTTTAAACCTTGATTATTACCCTATAACCTATTTCTCTTCCGAGATGGGACCAACTGAGCTCAAAGACCGGATTTCCAAATTTTCAAGACCAATAACAGATTGGAAAAAAATCTTATTTAAGGAACGTGGATCTAACTTCCAAGACGTGATTGAGCCTGACAAAATCAACATTATTGACTATTTAGAACTTGCAGATGACTTCTATAAGGTGGGCGGTCAAATCAAAGCCATATTCGATAAACTTAATAAAGGCATTGCCTTAATAGCCTTGCAAAAAAAAATAGGCTCCGAACTTGCTCGTGGCGGTGATTTTACCATGGAAAAAGCACGCCTGTATATAACTCTATCCCGTGATAATATCTGTAAAATAATTAAAGCCAAAAACTGGGTGAATTCCATGGTTAAACCCACCGGAAAACAAAGAAAATATATTTTACTTCACGGATGCGAATTCAGAACTAAATCTAATTGGGAAATGGAGGGCCAAGAAAATGAAGCAGTCTGAAAAAGCCGTTTCAATCCTGATTGATGCGATTATTATTCTCACAGATTCTATAAACGAACTCAAGAATCAAATAATTTTACTTCGGGAGGTATTGAAAAATGCCTAATTATCAAGAGCCAATAGGTAAAGGTGGTCTGTGGATTAAAGAAGGGAAAAAAGGAAAGTTCTTTTCCGGCGAAATAACCTTCCAATACAACGGCCATTCGGTAACCCTAAAAATGCTGGGCTTTAAAAATGAACAAAAAGAAGGCCAAAGACCAGATTATAATTTACTGGCCATCGATGCCTTCCCAACTAAAGAAAAAAAGGTAACCCCACCACCCCAAAAAGAGGAAAATGATATTCCATTCTAAAAAAATCACGCTGGAAATAAAAAATAACTTGACTTCCCATATTATTTAAACTATTCTTCCTAATCATGGAAGAATTACAGAAAAGTACCCCAAAATCCCCCAAAATTACCAAAATCCCCCCAAAAAGGCGCTTTTTTATAACCGAATACCTAAAAGACTTCAATGGCACAGAAGCCGCCATACGTGCAGGTTATAGCAAAAATTCTGCCTATGCTCAGGCGAGTACAATATTAAAGCGTGTTGAAATTGAAGAGGAAATTGAGAAACAACTTCAAAAACGCCTTGAAAAGATTGGGGTTTCTAAAGATCGCGTCTTAACTGAGATTGCTCGTCTTGCTTTCAGTGATAATCGAAGGCTATATCGTAAGGATGGGTCCCTTTTAATGCCTTCTGAATGGGATGACGAGACCGCAGCGGCCATTGCGGGCGTGGAGACCTTCGAGGAATTCTCGGGCAGGGGTGAAGATCGGACGCAGATCGGCATCACGAAAAAAGTTAAGGTTTGGGATAAGGCGCGATGCCTCGAGCTCTTAGGGCGGCACCTGAAACTTTTTGGAGAGAAAACCGGGGATAATGGAAACGGCGTTACGATCCCTATTTTATTGATCAATGTCAGGAACGGGAATGGTGTTAAGGAAATCGATGTAAGCGGAGGATAGTCTGCAAAATCCAGGCTTTCATATCAACCCTACCTCTCATTATCTGCGCAAACAAAATGCGCCGAAACGTCCCACATTTGATTTTGATACCCAGGTCGCCAATTTCGGGAAGAACCTAAAACAGGTCCAAGCGCTGGAAGCTCTTGACTCCGGAAACACTAAGTTTTTACTTTACGGCGGCGCCATGGGCGGCGGGAAGTCCTATTTCCTGCGCTGGTATGCGGAAAGATTCCTTCTTCAGTTATCGAAAAAGGGGCTTACAAACGTCCAGATCATGCTTGCCTGCGAGGATTATCCGAGTCTGAAGGATCGGCAACTTTCAAAAATAATGGTCGAGTTTCCCGAATACCTGGGGAAATTTTACTCGGATCATAAAGTTTATGGTGCTTGCTTTGTCAATCGTCCGGAGTACGGGTCCGGGGTCATTTGCTTCCGGAACTTGGACGATCCCAGCAAATATCAGTCCGCAGAATTCGCCGCGATCCTGATCGACGAGCTCACAAAGAATACCTATCAGAATTTTAACGATCTACGGACCCGCCTGCGCTGGGCTGGTCTAACCGATATGGAATGCCCTTTCGTTGCCGGTACCAACCCCGGGGGAATCGGGCATGGCTGGGTCAAACAACTCTGGATGACCAAATCCTTCCCCAACGAGTGGATCAAGCCTATTGATTATCGGTCCTCGTTCAAATATATTCCCAGTCTCGCGGACGATAATCCCTACCTGGACGAATCCTATTGGCACATGCTTGAAACCTTGCCGCTTATGATGCGCAAGGCTTTCAGGTTCGGTGATTGGGAGATCTTCGTCGGTCAGGCATTCCCCGAACTCGCGCGCCATACTCATTCATACAAACGGGCAGACTTCCCAGTCCCCAGTTATTCCTTCGTCCTTCAAACGTTCGATTGGGGATTTGGAGCCCCATTCTCAATCGGATGGTGGCATACCGACAACGACGGACGCCTTTATCGGTTCGCGGAATGGTATGGTTGGAATGGCATGGCCAACGAAGGATTGCGTCTGACTGATGAGAACATTGCAGACGGGATTCTTGAGCGCGAGGGCCAACTTGGCCTTCATGGCAAGACGATCATTCGGAAGGCGGGCCCGGACTGTTTCAACAAGAAACCGAATTACAAAGGCGGCGGCCAGGGACCGAGCACCGCAGAGGTATTCAAAGGCAAAGGATTAATCCTTTCGCCGGCAGACCCAGACCGCAAGTTAAAGATTCGGCAATTCAGGGAACGGTTGCGCCCCGCGGACTATGAAGGAAACCCGATTACGCCCATGATGCTGATCGAAGAAGGTTGTGAACACTTCTTCAGGACCATGGGGGGTCTGGTCATGGACGCCAACAACATCGAGGACGTGGACTGTTTCGTTGCCGGGACTTTGGTTGATTCTACGGATGGGAGAATACCGATCGAAAATATAAAAACCGGAGATCTTGTGGAGACTCCCATCGGCCCCAGGGAAGTTACCAAGGCAGGTTTTGCCGGGTATTCTCCAACTTTCCAAATTAAGTTTTCTAACGGGTCTTCGTTGGAAGGAACTGGCGACCACAAAATATTTATAAAAAACACTGGACTTCTTCCTTTGTGTAGACTATCATCGTTAAATAGTCCATTCATGAAGGAGGATTTATGCCAGTTCAAAGAATCGTTTATCGAGGAGTCCTTTTTAAAAAATATCCCCAAAGAAGATATTTTGAGTGTCATCCTACAAAATCAGAAATATTTGGAACCACATTACTCCATCGGGCGATATGGCAAGATTCCAACGGCCCAATTCCTGCGGGGTGTTTTATCCATCATAAAGACCACAACGCAGAAAACAACGCTATTGAAAACCTTGAACTTGTTCCTGAGAGTAACCACCAAAGATTCCACATACAAAAAAGACTTGGAGAAAGTGGCGATTTCAAAAACCGCCTTGATGAGTGGAGGGCAAGCGACGCAGGAAAATTGGTTTTACGGGAAAATATTAAAAAATGCCGCGAAAATTCTCCCAGAAGAAAACTTGCGTGCCCTTATTGTGGCAAGCATTTTAGAACAATCCATCCGACAAAAATATTCTGTTCTGAAAGATGTTCAGAAAAGGGATCAGGGAAGAAAAAGATTTGTCCGATCTGCGGAAAAGAATTCATGGCGAAATCCCATTCTTCAAAAGAAGTACGCACCTGTAGTTATCAATGTGGCTGGAAACTCCGAAAAAAACCCCGTCTATTTTCTAACCGTTAAACAAGCTCATCTTTTTTTTGCAAACGGCGTATTAGTGAGCAATACAGCCGGGGAGGATCATTAAATGTGTATGATGAATCTTGCCATGCCTGCATGAGCCGACCACTTCAGACCATGAATCAACCAAAGATCGAGGTCGGGATAAGGAGACCGCCCCGGGATGGGAGCGAAGCGGCGGACCTTGAACGCAGACAGATTTTTGAGGATCTTGAGCATCAACAAACTGGCGGGGACATGCCATGGTAGGAGGTATTTTATGAACACGATGACCGTTATTTTCGTTCTGGCTGGAGCACTCGCGGGCGCGATGATCTTCCAGGCGATTGTCTTTTTTCTATTTATGCGGGAGTTTAAGAATCTCCTGAAGGACATGCTTAATCGCCTCATGGCCA